ACATTTAATGTACCAGGTACTTTTGAAAAGAGATTTGATATAAGCAAGGAATACTATCCATTCATGAAGAGAAACAATTTAGATTTAAGTGAACTTGAAATATTAAAACTAATTAAAACAAAGAATATGAATACTATAAGGGCATTGAGTATATATAGCTTAGAACACTTAACAGCAATCAGTAAATATATGAATGTAAAAGAACTATTAAACTATAAATTGACTATGCAGCAAGTAAACATATATGTAGATTATTTAAGCTTTGCTGAAAAGCTTGGATATGATTTAAAAGATAAAAAGTATTTGTTTCCTAAAAACTTAAAGGAAGAACACGATAGATTAGCAGAGCAAATAGAAATAAACAATCAAAAGCCACTAGACAAGAAGATTAAAAAGAGATATTCAAAGTTGAAACAATTTATATTTAAAAATAAAGAGTATCTAATAGAGCCAGTAAAGAGTATTGCTATGCTGATAGATGAAAGTAAACAACAAAATAACTGTGTTAGAACATATGCTGAAGATTATGCAGATAAAGAATGCGACATCTATGTTATGAGAAATATATCAGATGTAAATATATCTTTAGTTACAATCGAAGTAAGAAATAATAAAGTTGTACAAGCCAGGATAAAGCATAACGAAGTACCGCAAAGTAAAGAAATGAAATTTATACACTTATGGGAAAAGAAAATATTGAAGGGAGCAGTATCATGATATTACCAATAAAAAAGAAATGGTTTGATATGATTAAAGCTGGTATTAAAAAAGAGGAATATAGGGATGTAAAGCCTTATTATGATAGTAGATTTAAAGGCAAACTTTATATAGATATAATATTTAGAAATGGCTATTCTAAATCTAGTCCACAAATAAAATGTACATGTAGAATATGTCTAGGAAACGGTCGAGAAGAATGGGGAGCAGTACCAGGTAAAATATATTATGTATTAGAAATATTAGATGTTAAAAATATTAGGAGGAATAACTAATGGAAGAAAAAAATATAACTGAAATTAAGTTTAAAAGATCTGATTGTGATTATATTCAACAAGATAATTCAGAAAGTAATGAATGGCAATGCAGTGAATGTAAAGAAGAAATATGGTGGGGAGAATCTGGAGATGATGTAGATATTAAATATTGTCCTTATTGTGGTAAAAAAATAAAAGAATTTTCTCGTATAAAAGATGATGAAGATTTGGATTACTAATATGAACGATAGAATGACAGCTGCAGAGTATCAATTGTACCTGGTGAAACAAAAGCCAGGTAAATATAGTAATATAAAGACTGAAATTGATGGAATAAAGTTCGATAGTACCAAAGAAGCTAACCGTTATTGTGAGTTAAAGATACTATTAAGGGCAGGAAAGATATCAAATCTATGCAGACAAGTTAAGTTTATACTAATACCAGGAAGTATCACAGAGAGAGCATTGTACTATATAGCTGATTATGTTTATACAGAAGATGGACAAACTATAGTTGAAGATGTAAAGCGGATTTAAAACACAAGTTTACATAAATAAAAGAAAAATATTCAAAGAAAAGTATCCTGATGTAGTATTTAGGGAGACATAATTGACTAACAAATACTAACTTCATATATATAAGGGGGAATTAGTGTGAAAAAATTCACAAGTAAAGAAAATATGAAATTATTTGTTTATTCAATTATTGCAGCAACAATAATTACAAGCATTATGTATTTGTTAAGGAGATGATTAAATGGCAAACAACGTAAATGATTATGCACTAGCAAAATTCAGTAAGAATGGTATCAAACAAGAGAAAAAACCATTAGTGAGCAAAACTATACAAACAAAAACAATAAAGGCTAAAAAGCCACTTAAAACAAAGACACAGTTGAAAGCAAAAGCACCTATGAAAAAGAGTACGAAGCCGATTAATAAAAAAAGTAAAAATAAAGAAGAAGTATCAGAGCTAACGTATAAAACAGTTTATAAAAGAGATGATGGATGCAGGCTACAAGATAAGGATTGTAAAGGCAAATTAGACTTACATCACATTAATGGTCGTGGTAAAGGTAGAACAAACAACGTAGACAACTGCTGTATGCTTTGTGAATATCATCACAACGAAGTAGTGCATAAAAATAACAAGAAATATAGACTAATTTTAAAGGAGATGATAAATGTATGAAATGTCCACATAAACTTAATATACAACAAACAACTGCAATGCTATATGCAAATGAAGATGGAGTAATTAAAAGAGAAAAGCATACTCTTGTAGAAATACAGAGTTTTGGTGATTGCAATAAGAAAGAGTGTGCTTGTTGGAATGAAAAAACTAACATGTGTGAGAGGAGATAAGAGATGAAACCAAGTGAAATAATGAAAAAAAGATATATTTTAAAATTACAAGAAGTTAAACGTGATTATGAAAAACAAACAGATCCAGACTATCATGAGGAAGTTTCAGAAGCAATAGTTTATTCAATACAATGTATAGATTTAGTAGATAAGTTAAAAGAAATATTAAAAAATGATATACATAGAAGATGCAGTCAAAACTATCCTGCAAAAAGTATAGCTTTCGCTGAAAGAACATTATTAAATAAAAGAGACCAAGAACTATTAGATTATTTAAAAGAGTTAGAGGTATAGTATGATAAATAAAATATTAAAATTCATTGATAAATATATTTATAAAATACCTAAAATGACATGTTATGGTTGTATCAAAGATGATTGTATAAATAGAACAGTAAAACAAAATAAATTATGTATTGGATATAAAAAGAGATAATAGGAGGTTTAATATGGAAGATAGATTTAAAGAAGTAATGGGTAATTTATCTAGTATACAATATAATTCACATTTCAGTATGGAAAAGACAATGAAGTTTATTGAAGATCTAAGAAGTGAATCAAGAGATAAGGATAAAGTAATAGAAGAATTAAAATCAGATTTATATGCAGCTAATATGATAATAAGTGATTATATAGATAGTAATAAAGTAATAGAATTGATGGCGAATTATATAAGAAATACATGTATATTAAATGAAACTAGAGTAATGACTAAAGATGAAATAATAAGAGAATTTGAAAGTGAGGCAAAAATAATAAATAAAATTGAAAAAGACTTAATAAATGGAACTGGTAAAGTAGAATCAAAGGGATTGATGCAATATTTTGAAAACAAAGGAAAGGAGAATGAATAAACATATGGAATCAAATAAAATAATTTGTCCTAATTGTGAAAGTGAATTTGCAGATAATTATGAATATGCAGAAGATGATTATAAAATAGATTGTCCTATTTGTTTAAGAAGTTTTAAAATGCATAGAGAAACTACAGTAAAATATACAACTAAATTATTACCAAGAAAAAGGAGAAACATATGAAAAATATAATTAAAAAAGGTAGGAATTTAAAAGAAATCGTTAGATTTAAATGCATTGTATGTGATTGTATATTTGAAACTGATGAATGTGAACTAGCCTTTGAATATATGGCATTAGGTCTGATATCAACGTGTCCACACTGTTCTAAAACAGTTTTTCAAGCAAATTCTTTAAGTAAGGAGGACAAGTAGTATGTATGATTGCAATAAATGCAAGTATTTAAATATAACAGAATATCAACAAAATATATGTGGAAAGAAGATACCTCATATGTGTAAAAAATATAATAAAAGAGTTTTACATAGAGATAACTACAACGATCATCATCCTCAATTAGTACCATATGAAAAGTGTAATCAATTTATAGCAATGTTAGTTAATTTGGTTAAATAAGGGGGACAAATAGCATGAATGGTTTAAATTATACAGAACTTGCAGAGCTATTGAAATATATAGAAGAAAATAATGGATGGAAAAAAACATTAGTAAGACATGATCACAATTATAAAAAGCCATTAATAAAGTATGTTGGATTTGATTTTGATAGCAGAACATCTACTATATGGTTAATAAAGTTTCATGGAATGACTAAAGATGCAATAACTTTTAGGACTGAACAAGATTATAATTTAAAAGACAAAGTATATAAGTATTTGAAGGGGGACAAGCAATGAATGAACTAACACAAGAACAGCAGGATACAATAGATAGATGTATAGAATCGTTTAAAAAGCTAGCAGAGCAAATAATAGAAGCATTTAAGCCAATAGTTGAATGGTTTATAAAAACATTTGGACCAATATGCAGGAATATTCAATATTATAAAAAGTATAATATGATTTATATGAGAACAAAGTCCAAGAGGATAAGAAAGAAACAAATTAATTTAATGAGAAAGAAGGTGTGTGTATGAGTGGATTAAGCAGAATATGTAAAGAGTGTAAAGAATGTAAATTCAAAGATAATTGCAATAGTAAAGCATTAGAAACACTTGCATATGTAGATGAAACTAAGTTAGCACACCAACCAGTATTATTATACGAAGACAGACAATATCCAATAGGAATAGATAGAGGAATAAATATAGATATGACAAGTATTCAAGATACTATAATTAAAAGTATGGGAGTAAGTGCTAAATATCTACAATAGAAGATAGAATTAAAAATAAACATATTTTTTTTAAAAAGTAATTCCCGTAATACGGGATAAAAGGGGGATAATTATGAAGTTTTTAATTTATACATTGCTAGTGATAGCTGCATTAATACTAATAATAAGTATTGCAGCTATCATAGGATTTAATATATTTGATGAACTTGGATATAAAATTGTAGAATTTATTGTAAGAATAATATAGGACAAGCTAGTTACTTATAAGGGGGTAATTAAATGGTTATGAATAAAAAATTAACAAAGGAAATCAAAAATTATTTAGAAAAAGAGTTAAGAGATTACACAGAAAATGAAGAATTAATAAAAGAATTGGAACTTGATATAATTGAAAGTAGTCCTACATCAGATCCTGGTATGCCTGGAAGTCCAAATAGAGGAAATGAGCAACAAACAAGTAAAGTAAGTGAACTTATGAGCAACAAAATGATACATAGGTTAAAATACACAGTAGAAGCAATAAAAAAGGTATTAAAAGGATTAAATGAAACTCAAAAAGATTTTTATAAATTATATTTTGAAAATGGTTATTTTAAGACAAAGGTATGTATGGATATGCCAATAGGTGAAGCAACATTCCATAGGTATAAAAATCGTATTATATATGCTTTAGCACAAGAGTTAGGCTATTTATAAACTACAACGTGATAGAAACATGATAGTTTTTAAATGAAATTTGTGATATAATTAGTATAGTAGAGATTATCATAAGATAATTTACTCGAAATAAAAAAAGCAACTTTTTCAATGGGTTGCTTTTTTTTATTGCATGCAGATTAAGGCTATGCCTTAGTTTTCATATATCAACCTCCTAAATAATAGAGTGATTTTTAATAGATTGCTCTATTATTTTATTTTTAAAAAAGGTAGTGATACAAATGAATGTTAAGAAACAAAGTAAAGATAGTAAATATTCTGATATAATTAGAAAATCAGAAGAAAAGCAAAAGCAACAATTAAAAATAGTAAAAAATCGTTGCTGTCCTGATTGTGTAAACAGTGGAGAAGGATGCTTAAAATTAGATCATTTATTAAAAGATGGTGTTGAAATATACAAGTGCGCAAATTATTTTAAAATATAGATAAATGAGGTGATACTGTGGAAAATCCAAATGCAATGGTAAAGAAATTATTGTTTGTATTAAATAGATTAGATGTGAACTATAAAATGAGTACAACGCAGTATTATAACAAAGATAGAGATAAGATGACAACTAAATACACTATATATAAATATCATCCAAAAAGTGATGGAGAAGATTTTTATAGTATTATTGAAGTTGTTATATTTTTAGCTAAAGAATATAAATATGAGAAACAGATAAATCGCATAAAGGAAGGTGGATTAAGTGGATAATGAAGATAAAAAAATAACCAGGAAACAAGAATTATTTTGTCATCATTATATAGAAAGCCTTAATCGGCGCAGAATCATACCGTAAAGCATTCACAAATGAAAATCAAGATACATGTAAAGTAAATGCATCCAGGCTGATTAAAAAGCCTAAAATAAGAGAATTTATAGATTCAGTATTAGCAGATAAAAAGAAAGAATTAGTAGCAGATCAAAATGAAGTTCTAATTTATTTAACTGAAGTAATGAGAGGCAATATAAAGGACCAATTCGATTTAGATGCTCCACTTAAAGAAAGAAATAAAGCAGCTGAATTACTTGCGAGAAGACACGGACTGTTAAATGATAAACTAAAAATTGATGGAGCTATACCTGTCGTAATTACAGGAGAAGATGAACTTGCAGACTAATAATAAGACTAGAGTATATTTACCTGATGTAATAGGTGGAGGATATAAAAAGTTTTGGAACTTTAAAGGCAGGTATAGAGTTGTTAAAGGTTCTAGAGCTAGTAAAAAATCTAAAACTACAGCATTGTGGTATATAACTAATTTGATGAAATATCCAGATGCTAACTTATTGGTTGTTCGTAAAACATATAGAACATTAAAAGACTCGTGTTTTGCAGAACTTAAATGGGCAATACATAGATTAAAAGTTGATGCATGGTGGGATGTAAAAGAATCTCCACTCGAATTAACATATAAACCTACAGGCCAGAAAATATATTTTAGAGGATTAGACGATCCTTTAAAAGTTACATCTATTACTGTAGATATTGGTTGCTTATGTTGGATGTGGATTGAAGAAGCATATGAGATTACTAAACAAGATGATTTCGATATTTTAGATGAGTCTATAAGAGGAGAAGTACCTGATGGATTATTTAAGCAAATAACAATAACATTTAATCCTTGGAATGAAAAACATTGGTTAAAGAAAAGATTTTTTGATGTTTCTCCAGATGAAGATATATTAGCATTAACTACAAATTATACATGTAATGAATTTTTAGATGCTGCAGATAAAAAAGTATTTGAAAGAATGAAAAGAGATAATCCTAGAAGATATGCAGTAGCAGGATTAGGAAATTGGGGTATAGTAGATGGCTTAATATATGAGAATTGGAAAGAAGAAAAATTCGATATAAATATAATAAGAAATTTAGAGAGTGCTTTTGGATTAGATTTTGGTTATACCAATGATCCTACAGCGCTTTTTTGCGGTTCAATTGATTTGGTTAATAGAAAAATATATGTATATGATGAACTTTATAAAAAAGGTTTATCAAATAAAGCAATATACACTGAAGTTAGTACAATGGGATATGCAAAAGAAAAGATTACTGCAGATAGTTCAGAACCAAAGAGCATTGATGAACTGTTATCACTAGGATTAAAAAGGATAATAGGAGCAGTTAAAGGAAAAGACAGTATTAATAATGGAGTACAATTTATACAAGATTTTGAAATAATAATACATCCTAGTTGTGTTAATTATTTAACTGAAATAAGTAATTATACATGGGCTAAAGACAAATTTGGAAACAAATTAAATATACCAATTGATGATTTCAATCATTTAATGGATGCTATGAGATATGCATTAGAGAGATTTATAAGAAAAGTTAAAAATTGGCAAATGAGTACAAAGAAGGTGGTATAAAAATGATACAATGGAATGTTGAAACTTTAGAAAGTGAAAATAGTATTGCAAGTATATTAAGTTTAGCTGAAATAGAATGGAATAAAAGAAAACAATTATATGAGAGATTCAGAAGAAAATCAAGTTATTCGGAGTTAGTAAGCACTACTGATGATAAAATAAAAGTAGGGTTTGAATTTTATATTACAAATATGACAACTGGATTCTTTGCAGGTAAAGCTCCACTATATTCTATAAATAAAACAGTTGATGAAAAACAAAAAGGAATAATTCAAAAGTTATTTAATAAAATATTTGGTACAAGCAATGATCCAGATGAATTAAAATCAATTATAGATTATGTTACTAAATATAATGATGATTCAACAGAGTTCTATGACCTTGCTTTTGATTATTTTTGTATGAATGCATGTTATGAGACATTATATGAAAATAAAAACAATGAGATTGTATATACTAAAACAAGTCCTTTAAATACAGTAGCTATATATGATTATTCTACACCAGTTAATCAAATAGGACAAGTAAGAAGATGGCTAGAAAAGGATAGTAATAATACAGATATTACTATGGTAGAATTAACTACTACAAGTGGAAAGAAATTTTATAATAACAGTAAAGCAAAGGAAAAAGAATTTAAAGAAAACAAAAAATTATCTAAATCACAAAAGTGGGATGAATTACCTTGTATAGCAATTGAAAACAGAGATGGATTAGCTTGTTTCGAGTTAGTTATTTCGTTGATTTGTGCATATGAAAGAGTTATGCAGAATAGCAGAAATACTTTTCAATATAATGATGATGCAAAACTTAAAATTATAGGATATGCTCCAGAGAATGAAACAACTACAACTAATGATGAAGGTGAAACTATAATAAATCCAGCTAGAGAAAAAGAAGATGAGTACATATTAAAAACTAGAACTTTCTATATACCTGAAAATGGTGATATAGGATGGGTAGAAAAAGATGTTAAAGATACTGCACTTCAAAATCACAAAAAAACATTAGTTGATTTAATATCAATGATAACTGGAGTTCCAAATATAACAGATTTAGGATTTACAAATGCAGATAATGCGAGCGCATTAGATAGAAAATTCTTTGCATTAGAGCAAAATATAACTGATGCAGATAAACAATTTAAGAAACAATTATTGAGAAGATGGGAATTGATTGTTGGTAAAATAAATAAGAAGAAAAATACTAAATTTGATTTTAGAGATATAAAAATATCACTTAAAAGAAATTTACCAACTGACAAGAAAACAGAGACTGATAGAGCATTAAGTTTAAAAGGAACATTAAGTGATGAGACTGTAATAGATATGTTACCTGATGATCTAGATACAAAAGCAGAACTTAAAAAGATTGCAGATCAAGATGCAGATAAAATGGAAATATTTATGAATAAAACATCTAATAACATACCTAATTTATCAAAAGGTGATTTAATACCTAATAGTGGTATACCAAAAGTAAATCTTTCGATAAATTCAGATAAAATTAAAAAACCGATAATTCCACTTTTAAACGATAAAGGAACAATAAATAATGGATAGATGGTTAGCGCTAGATAGTGAGTTGTTAGATGTTAAAGAAAGATTTGATAAAATAAATGCTTTTACTCATGATGATATACAGATGGTATTTGATGAAATATACTTATTAGATATAAAACCAATA